CCAAAGACGGTTGGGACAAGTTCAACGTTCATTCCCACGCGGTCGACAATCAGGAACCCGTGAGCGAAGTCGCCCATCGCCAACACCTTGTCGCCAGTGACGTTGGTGGTGACCATGTCGGAGTCCTCGTACGCGTCGTAGCCCCACAGTTGGCGGGGCTGGCCGAGGGTGGGCCGGTTCCACGGGTCGGTCGCGAACCCGGTCTGCGCGGCGAACAGGTTCCGGTACTTGTTGTACGTCGTCTTCGATGCCAAGTAGGCCGCTTGCGTGCGGAACCGTGGCGCCATCGCCGACTCCAGCGTCTCCGGGTCCTTGAACGACAGGGTGCTGACGCCGCCGGTGAGGGTGACCGTGTTGGTTGCCGTGGTGATGACACCGCCCGCAGTCACGCCGGTACCGGCGCCGAGGGTGAACGAGTTCGACTCCTCCACGTCCTTCGCGTCGGACAGCAGCGCCATCATCGACGCCTGCAGCCCCGACCAGTCACCTTCGAGTTCGACGGAGAACGGCACCCAGCCGGACACCCGCTTCGGCTGGATCGTCGGCTGCAGCAGCGTCGGCGAGTTGTCCGTCTCCACCGCGAACTCCGCCTTGCGGGACACGGTGACACCGGTGGAGGTGACGAGGTCGAACTCCTTGCCGGTGATCTGCTCCACCCGCGAGATCTGCCGCAGCGGGTTGATCGCCCCGTTGCTGACGAGGATCATCGTCGGGTCGAGCTGAAACGGAACGGCCAGGCCGCCGCCCTGGGTGCCGTCGCCGATGGCGTTCAGGATCTCCCCGTCACGGCCGGGCGGAACACGCCCGTTCTTCAACGCGCTGGTGTAGGCGCGCAGGTACTCCGGTGACCCGGTCGCGAGGACACGCCGGGCGACGATGCCGGTCGTGTCGTCGCTGATGTAGAGCTGCTTCTCGACGTTGGCCTGCGCCTCCTCCCGGGTCATGCTGATCTTCTTGGTGCCGGTGCCGAAGAAGCGGTGCTCCTCGATCGCGCGCAGCGCGTAGTCCCGGTACAGCCCGGGCAGCTCCTCGAGGGTGTGGGCCTGCTGCCGGATCGCGCCGAGGTTGTAGATGTCGCCGTGGACGTGCACGGCCGGGGCGCCGAAGCGCTGCTCGCCGGCCTGGCGGTGCCGGGGGCCGTTGAGGACCGGTGGTGCCACGTCGTGAGTGGCCGGGGCCGCGGCGAACTGATGCGCGAGGATCGCGTTGCGCTCGTCGACCGCGATCAGCGCCTGCTCGTGTTCGGTGCGCTCCTTCACCAGGTCGTCCCACTTCGCCTGCACGTCCTGCGGGAACACCGACGCCGGGAACCGCCCGGCGATGTCGTTGAGTTCCGTGGTGATCTCGGGGAGGCGGCTGCGGCGGCTCTCGATGGTCAGCGCGCCCGTGTCTTCTGGCATGGTTCCTGTCCTTCCGTTGGTTGCGGGCGCACCCGCCGAACTGTCCGCCTGAGACGATGGTGTCCAGTCGGGGTTGACCTGCTTCATCAGCCGCTCCAACTTGGCTTTCGCTTCGGCCGCGTTGGTGAGGCCCTGCGTCTGCGGGAGACGGCTCAGTGCGTTCCGGACACCGGCCGCGTTCGGCGAGTCCCCGGGGTGGTAGCGGTACGGCAGCGCCCACGCAGCCTGCGTCGACTTGTCGCCGGCCTTCTTCCCCGCGCAGATCCCGGCGTAGAACCCAGCCGGGTTATCCGAAGCGGCGCCGTTGGCCCACGCCTTCGACGCGTCCCACGGCGAGTTGTCGACACCATTGGTGACGTCCGCCGAGTCGTTCGGTGTCGGCTGCTCGATCGGTGGCTGCCCCGGCATCGGCTTGCCCGGTACCGATTTGAGTTGCTTCCCGTTCTCGTCCCAGTGGGAGTGGTCGGTGTCGCCTTCCGGGGTGGAGTCGTCGTCGCCGTCGCCGTCCGGGTCCCACGCCAACGGCGTCAGCACGTTCAGCGGGCCGCTTCGAGCCTGACCTGCGGGTACAGCCGCAGCACCAGCCGCAGCAGGTACGCGGCCAATCCCGACGATGCCGGTGATCAACCCCACGTCGAGTGCCTCCTGCGGGGTGAACCACGTCTCCGCGGCCATCAGGTCCCGCCAGTAGGACGGCTCACCGCCAGCGGTGTCCGCGTACACCCCGGCGAGTTGCCCGGAGATGGTGTCGAGCCGGTCGGCCATGTGCCGCATATCCGCCGAGCGGCCACCGCCGTCGGGCGCGAAAGCGTCATGGATCATCAGCTGCGACGTGCGGGCCATCAGCCGCTGCTCACCGGCCATCGCGATCACCGACGCACCCGACGCCGCGAGTGCATCGACCACCGTCGTCACCCCTGGCCGTGCGACCAGGGCGTTGTAGATCGCGTAGGAGTCGAACACGTCCCCGCCGCCGGAGTTGATGTGCACCTCGACGGGGCCATTCACCCCGCCGAGCTCGTGGATGAAGTCCTGTGCCGTGACTCCCCACGCGCCGATCAGTTCGTAGATGAGGATCTGCGACGGGCCGTCGGCCGTGTTCGTGATCCGGTACCAACTGCCGCCGTCACGTCGACCACGTGTCATGTCGTTACTGCCTTTCGGCTCGTTGGCGTACAGGGCGGCTAGCTGTGCCTGCGCCTTGGCTTTGGTGTCATGGCAGCCTTCTGTCTCGCCGGTCGCGTCCTTGAGGACAGCCCACCGGCTAGCCGGGCAGGTGCCGCCGCCCTTCTTGATGTGCCAGGGCATTACCGGGCCGCGCCGTTCCCGTTTCCGTTCGCGCCGGCCGGGACCAGCGGCGGTGTGAAGCCGTTTGACGGTGGGGGACCTGCGCCCGGCTCTTGCAGTTGCACGCTCAGGCGCCCCGTATGCACGAGGAGGGTCCAGTCGTTGTTCTTCACCGCAAGGACCACCGACTCAGGGGTCCATCCGTCCTTGACGAGGGTGGCGAGCGTCTGCGCTTCCTGCGTTTGGATAGCCGCGATGTCGGATGCGTCCTCACGCATGAACGGGATCCGCGCGTCATACCAGAGCGACGCCCCACCCATCGGCGCCCCGCGCCGGTCATGGGGCTGCCCGATCATCGGCTGCAGCGACGACGCCGCATTACCCCACAGGTGCGCCATCGTCCCGTCAGAGAACCGACGCCGAGCCTGATTCATGTTGCCCGCATTGAGGGAACTGCCCTGCAGGCCCTCCGCGAAACCCACCCAACTAGGCGGCACACCCGCGGCGGACGCGAGCCGCGACTCGGCGCGGCCCTGCACGATCGCGTAATCCATGTCCTTGAAGTTGTTACCGACCGGGGTCGGCGACGCGCCGCCACCCAGATACAGCGTCTTCCACGCGTGCGCGACGCCCTGGTGCTCCTCCTCAAGCAGTTCCTTGAACGCGCGGACCTTGTCGATGTCGATCGACGGGTCGAAGCTGATCGCCAGGTTCGGCGTCGCCGCGTTCTCGAAGAACTTGTACTTGTGCTCCGTCGAGCCCATGTCGCCCTGCAGCTCCCGCAGCACCGGCGTGATCCACGACATGCCGAGGAAGTGCCGGTCAGGGTCGGGCACCGGCGCGTAGTGGCAGATCTGCTGCGGCTGGAAGAACCGGATCTTGCCGCCCGGCGGCACGAACAGATACCCGACGACGGTGGTGTCAGCGGCCATCGCGGGGTTCTCCGCATCCTCCTGCGACCCCATCACGATGATCACCCACGACGGGTGCAGCCGATGCAACGTGTCGCCCTTGCGGCGGGTGTAGGAGTTCCCCGCAGCCGACGCGTCCCATTCCATCCGGGCCAGCAGGTCCGCGGTCGTCCCACCCGGCCACGGCTGCTCCAGCACCTTCAGATCCGTGGTGCCGAACAGGTCACCGGGCTGCGCACCCGTGAACCGGGTCCACGCGAAACGGATCTGTGAGAACACCTGCATCCGGGCCAGGACCAGGGAGAACACCGGCCCCGATCTGCGTGCCGCCTGGTCGGCCGACCACGCGATTCGCTCCTGGTCGAGCGTCGAGTACGTGGTCTGCAGCATCGGGTAGTTGACGCCGCCATAGGAGAACCACGACGCATACTCATCGAGGCTCAAGTTCTTCGGCCGGGACAGCCCAACCTGCGAGTTGACCCGCTCCAGAAGCCCCATCAGGACCTACGACTCACCTTGCGTGCCGCCTCAGCCTTACGGGCCTCACGCCACCCCTCACGGGTCGCGACAGCGCACCACACCAACGCCAACCACGCGACGGCGGCCACCCGGAACGCGACCCAGCCGAGCAGGAAGAACGCGCCGGCGATCAGCGTCAGCAACGTCCGGCCAGCGTGAACCTGCCGCGCCTGCGCCGTGATCCGCTCAACCGGGACACGGTCAAGGATCGTGCTCGTCATAAATCTCCTATCCCAGCAACGCGAACGGCGTCATCGGCTTATGGGTCGCCAACCCGAACAGGGCGTCAGTCGCGGCCACAATCGGGCCGATGTCAGTCGAACCCTTGATGTCCCAGGTGTGCGCGTCACCGCGCGGCCGCTTCTGCGCGGCCTCGAGCGCGACCTTCATCGCCGGCTGGTCGTAATGCCGCAGGTACGGCGCATCGCCAGCAGCAGCAGCGATGAACATCCCGTACGCCTGCCCGGACTGCGTCAAGGTCAGC